TAGTACTACCAGTTCCAACTTGTACAGCATTTATATAACAAATTTGACTACCGGATGTAAATGTAAAAACAACTTGATACCAATTAGTAGTATTCATATAAGTTGCTGTCGCGGGATTAATGGTATTAATTAATCCACTTGCTGTAGTATTAACTCTACATACGATGCCGCCGCCTTCCTGAAACAAAGAATATTGGCTGTTTACAGTACCTTTTTCAAACCAAAATCCAGCCTGATTTGTGGTATTTGTTCTTACCCAAACTTCAATAGTAAAAGTTTGTACATCTAATGCTGTTGAGTTTGGAAATCTAATATAGTCATCCGTCACAAAAGAAAAATAACCGTTTGTATTAAATGTTGGAGAATTTACTGTTTCTCCAACAGTTGTTTGTCCGGCTAAATCATAACAAGCAGTTCCTGTACCGAGATAAGATTTAATGTTTCTAGCATCAAAATTAAAAACAAGACCATTAGTAACTACTTTTGGATTATATGCGATACCCATCGTCAATACTCCACAATAAGTTTATCAACATCTTTACGTTCGGCATTAATCATGTAGAAGCAGTTGATGTTTGCGTTTCCACCAATGTATACTTTGTTATCTTCAATTTTCTCAACATAAAGGGTTTGGTGTGTTCCAATTGGTGTCAACGTCACAGTAATCGATTCATCATCAATTAGCCATGTCCAGTATTCAGGCAGTTCAATCACATTTGTATTAGTACGGCCACGAACATAGACACCGTTTTCAGGACCTTCAAGCGAACCGTGTCTTAGTTTATGGTTAGGCTTGCTTTGATGGTCAATTACGAATGACTTTGTTTGAGCAGCAAATGAGCCAGCAACTTCCAGTTTATATGCTGAAGATGTAGTGCCAATGCATACATTACCAAAAGAATCAATACGTATGCGTTCGGTATTGTTAGTAGCAAGAATAATTGCAGCATCGCTATCAACGCGCATAATTGAACTGGCTTCATTGTAGTTAATGAAGGCTCTCTCAACTGAACCTATTAAAAAGTTGATTTTTGATTCCGTTGGATCTGAAACGGATAGTTTTGCGCTGGGACTAGATGTTCCAATACCAAAACTACCACTATTGACATATGAAGAACCACCATCATTAGTAAATACGTATTTGATATTATTGGAAGCATCGACTCCAATTGTATAACCACGGACTCTTGCTGAACCTATTACGTCTAAAGCATATGCAGGTGCGATTCCAATACCAACACGACCAGAAGTGTCTATGAATACTACACCAGTATCCGAAGAGTTTCTAAACTCATAGGATCCGTCACCAGAACCAAAATATGTTCTACCGTTTGTTCCATAATAAAATCTATTTTTATTGTCATCTGAAACATGCCAAGTACTAACAGCAAACTTAGTGGCACCATTAAAGTATGATGTGCCACTAACTTGAAATTTATGTGATGGTGTTGCGCTACCAATGCCAACATTACCGTCGTGATTAACTCTCATAGCAATAGTACCTGTGCCGGCAATATCACTACTGGTACCATTTGCCCAGAATATAAAACTGCCTGCCGGTGAAGAATAGTCAACGCCGATACCTGAATATTTGCTATTATTTGAGTTGAACGTAATTACCGGATATGTCGCAACAAGATCAAGACTTTTGTTCCAACCTGCTGTCATGGCAGGACCGCCATTTATTGTCACACGACCAACAGAAGATGTTGTGCCAATAGCAACATTACCTATAACACTCAACGTATTAGATGAAGGATTATATGTAAAACCTGGAGACGTTTGCGCTGTCTGGTTTGAGCCAGCATCTGTTACGAATACTGGAAATACAGTATCGTTAACTGTAACGGCAGTAGCGTTGATAAGAGTTGAAGGTCCAGTTGTACCTTGAACACCCAATATGCCTTGAATACCTTGGAATCCTTGAAGACCTGTTGTGCCTTGGATACCTTGAATACCTTGAGATCCTGTAGTACCTTGGATGCCTTGAATACCTTGAATACCTTGAATACCTTGGAATCCATTAGCGCCTTGAATACCTTGACGACCTTGAATACCTTGAGATCCATCTGTACCTTGACGACCCTGAGTACCTTGTATACCTTGGAATCCATTGGCGCCTTGAATGCCTGTTGTACCCTGAGTGCCATTAGTGCCTTGAGTACCTGTTGTTCCTTGTGTCCCGGTAGTGCCTTGAAGACCTTGGAATCCATTGGCGCCTTGAGTACCTGTTGTGCCTTGAATGCCTTGAGTGCCGTTAGCACCTTGACGACCTTGAATGCCCTGTGTACCTGTTGTGCCTTGAATGCCTTGAAATCCATTAGCACCTTGAGTACCTGTGGTACCTTGAGTACCAGTTGCGCCTTGAGTACCTGTCGCACCTTGAGTACCAGTTGTGCCCTGTGTGCCTGTGGTACCTTGAAGACCAGTTGTTCCCTGAATACCTTGAGTGCCGTTAGCACCTTGAGTACCAGTTGCGCCTTGAGTACCAGTTGTTCCCTGTGTTCCAGTAGTACCCTGAAATCCGTTAGCACCTTGAATACCCTGACGACCTTGAATGCCTTGAGATCCATCTGTACCTTGACGACCCTGAGTGCCTTGAATGCCTTGAAAGCCATTAGCACCCTGAGTACCAGTGGTGCCTTGAGTACCAGTTGTACCTTGACTACCATTAGTGCCTTGAGTACCAGTTATACCTTGGAATCCATTAGCGCCTTGGATGCCTTGACGACCTTGTAGACCTTGTACACCTTGAATACCCTGGAATCCGTTAGCACCCTGAGATCCTGTGGTACCTTGGATACCTTGAAATCCGTTAGCGCCCTGAGATCCTGTGGTGCCTTGAATGCCTTGTAATCCATTGGCTCCTTGTATACCTTGAATACCATTTGCGCCTTGAGTTCCTGTTGTGCCCTGAATACCCTGGAACCCACTAGCTCCTTGTATGCCTTGGAATCCATTAGCGCCTTGACGACCCTGTAAACCTTGTATACCTTGAAATCCATTAGCGCCTTGAGTGCCCTGTAGTCCCTGAAAGCCATTGGCTCCCTGAATACCCTGACGACCTTGAATACCTTGGAATCCATCTGTACCTTGACGACCTTGAGTGCCTTGTATACCTTGGAATCCATTTGCACCTTGAGTACCAGTAGTACCTTGAGTACCAGTAGTACCTTGAATACCTTGTGTGCCTGTTGTACCCTGAGTACCGGTTGTTCCCTGAGTGCCTGTTGTTCCTTGTGTTCCATTTATACCTTGGAATCCGTTAGCGCCTTGAGTGCCTTGAATACCTTGGAATCCGTTTGCGCCTTGAATACCTTGACGACCTTGAATACCTTGAGATCCATCTGTACCTTGACGACCCTGAGTACCTTGAAGACCCTGGAATCCGTTAGCGCCTTGAAGACCATCTGTGCCCTGACGGCCTTGAGTACCTTGTATACCTTGAAAGCCATTAGCACCTTGAAGTCCAGTTGTACCTTGAATACCTTGAAATCCATTAGCACCTTGCGTACCTGTAGTGCCTTGAATGCCTTGACGACCTTGAAGTCCATCTGTGCCTTGACGACCCTGAGTACCTTGAAGACCCTGAAAGCCATTAGCGCCTTGAGAACCTGTTGTTCCCTGGATGCCTTGAAATCCGTTAGCGCCTTGTGTACCAGTTGTACCCTGAATACCTTGAACACCTTGAGTTCCCGTAGTACCTTGAAGTCCAGTTGTGCCTTGAGTACCTGTAGTTCCTTGAGTACCTGCTGCGGCTGCTAGAAGATCAGTACCGACGCCGGCCAAAGCTGACGCCAAATTGATATACACACCACGGGCCGAACCGCCTTGTTCAAAGATGCGGATTTTATCTTGATAAGCATCAATGGTTATACCGCCATTTAAATTTCCACTAGGTGGTTTTTCTAAAAGTATCTCACCGCCTTCATCACCACCTACTGCTCCGGCTATAAATTTACCACCACCTCTTACTGTCGTATCGCCATAAAATATTGGATTATCTTTTAGACCAATGGTAATTGTATCGTTGATAGCACTACCAACAATGCTTATATTATTACCTGGTGTAATTGTTAGAATATCGCCTACAGTGTCAGCCACAAGTAATGTGCCATTAGCACTAACTGTACTGAAAGATAATATTGTTGGTGAAATTTCTACAATAGAACTTGTGGTGTTCTTATAGTACAGTTTACCGTCGGCAAAGTTAATCGCTAACTCGCCGTTCGCCAAATCTGCTGGTTTAGCACTTGGTGTGCTTGATTTTTTAAGCTGGATTGTTGTATTTGGCATTAGAAATCGTCATCTGGTTCTTTCGTTTTCGTCTTAGTATTTAGTTGAACCTTTACCGTAGATGACTCTTTGACATTCTTTGCCACCTCAGGTTTTGGAACAGGTGGAGGTGGTGCTAGTTTTTCTAATTTTTGAGTTAGTTCCAAAATTAACTTATCCTTATCATTTAAGGTAGAAGTTATGTTATCAATTTTTTCGTTGTATATCGATATTTCAGCATCTTTGGCAACTAGATTATTATTTAAAGATGATATTTGGTCATCTCTAGTCTTAATTTCATTTTTCATATCAGTTAATTGTTTTAACAAAGTATCCATGTGGGAAACTTTTGAACTGATTGCGTTATGAGATTCTTCAGCTATTTTGAGCTTTTCTTGACAAGAAAGTAATGCCACTCTTACTGTTTCATTATTATCTTGATTTGTAGAAAAATTATTTTTTATGTTTTCAATTTCGCCAGTTAATTGTGCGATAGTAACATCCTTTTCGACCAACAGATCATTAGCCAGTTTTAACTGGGTCTTAAGTTGAATACTACTCCCCACATATTCGTGGAGAGTAGCTATTGTTGTATCAATATAGGTATTAATAAACTTGTTTGGATCACTCATTATAAAATACTCGCTTTGTTAATTGTTTAGAAAGTGCCTCCATCAAGCATACCGAACAATGGTGTACCCTGAGCGTTTACCTGAAGAACATTTCCTTCTGTGCCTGCTGCGGTAACTCTGATTCCACTTGTAGTATTACCGAATAGAATACCATTGTTTGCGAATGTTGTTCTACCTGTACCACCAACCGATACGCCAACCACACCTGTAGTTATGTATGTACCATTAGCAGCATTAGTATTTGCGCCGTTGATGATAGGAATCAAGTAGTTATTAGCGCCAGCACCAACTGCTGTGTTAGCGCCCGCAATTACAGCCAAGAGGTAATTGTTAGCACCAGCACCAACCGCTGTATTTGCGCCTGCTATGGTAGCAGCAGCAAAAGCATTAGCACCAGCACCAACTGCGGTATTAGCTCCTGCTATGATAGAAATTAGATAGCTGTTAGCGCCTGCTATTGTCGCAGCAGAGAAAGCATTTGCACCTGCACCGACTGCTGAGTTAGCACCAGCAATAGTAGCAGCAGCAAAAGCATTAGCCGCAGTACCAACACCAGCGATTGTTAGGATTGCGTTAGCACCACCAAGAATCAAGTTGCTTGTTCTGATTGTAGCATTAAGGACTGCTAAACTGAAACCGTTCGCTGTTGTGTTAATATGATTTGGAATTGGTTCTTGATTGTAACCATCAAAAACATAGTATTCCTTTACTGTCGCATCGCGGAAAATACCAGTGTGTAGATTTGCTGAACCAGTGTTATAGTTACCTACAAAACCAATATCAACAATGTCGGAAGTATAGTTGTTACCAGCAAGATAAATTAGAGGATCGGAAACTCTTAGTGTTTCTGTGTCAATTGTAAACGCATTGCCGGATACTGTCAAACTACCTGTAATCGCAAGATTGCCTGTGATAGTTTGATTAGCTGCTACACGCTTAATAAATGTTCCGTCAGCGTAGTTGTTGGCACCAGCAGCGGCAGCAGTAGCAAATGCGTTAGCGCCCGCGCCTACTGCGGTATTAGCTCCTGCTATTGTCGCAGCAGAGAACGCATTAGCACCAGCACCTACCGCAGTATTAGCACCCGCAATTACAGCAAGTAAGTAGTTGTTAGCGCCAGTAGAAGCAGCAGTTGCGAAGGCATTAGCACCAGCACCGACTGCTGTGTTAGCACCTGCAATTACAGCGAGTAGATAGTTATTGGCACCTGCACCAACTGCGGTATTAGCACCAGCTATTGTCGCAGCAGAGAAAGCATTAGCACCTGCACCAACTGCGGTATTAGCACCTGCTATGACAGCAAGTAGATAGTTATTAGCACCAGCGCCTACACCTGCTGAGGTAGAAGAAGCAAATGCGTTAGCGCCAGCACCAACAGCAGAGTTTGCGCCTGCTATTGTGGCATAAACGTTTGAATAGGAATTGGCAGCAGTAAAAGCGGCAACTGCTCTATCATTTGCTGTATTTGCTGCGCTGAAAGCTTGAATAGCGGTGTTAACATAGTAGCGGCCGCCAATTTCAATTACTTGAGATCCATCGGAAGAACCGATGAATAACTTGTCGGAAAGATATGAATACGCTGGTTCCGCAGCAGATAGCGAACCAGCCGTAGGCGCGGTTGTTACCGTGCTTCTTTTAATTTGAATGACTGTATTCGCCATTTAGAATGTTCCTCCATTTATATTGGGTAGTTCTTTGACTACAAATTTATCGGTTGCTTCATCATAAACTAGAGTTTCATTATTATCTAAGCTTGTAGCATCAACATCAGATAGGTTTACAAGTCTATTGATAATATTAGCTTCTGGTGGAGCAACACCGACAGTTCTAATTGTTGTTCTCTGTTGATTATTTATAGATACTCGATTCGGACTGACTGAATTTACCGTTACTTTTACGGCCATTGGTTTATTCCTATCTCGTTACTTGTGGCGTTACTGTTATGATACCTTCAAGCACTCGACTGACAAAACCATTTCCATCTACGGTTTCCAGATCAAATAGATATCTTCCAGCTTTTATACTGGAAGTGTTTGCTGAATCCAGGGACATTGTAATTTCGCCATTGCTGGAATCTGTTATAGTACATATAATATTGGCACTTGCGTTTATTGAATAGTATGATCTACGCATTTGACTACGAACATTATAACTCGCAAGGGAAATAACAGAATTCGTAACATCATCGGTTAGATTGATGACATTTCTAAAATTAGCACCCTGATCTATATAAAGTTCTACGTAAGCTGCCATTTGAATACCTTTTTCTTTTATTTATATAATCCGCCTGCTTGTATATATAGTTGTAACTACATTACTTGGAGACTATATTATGACCGAAGAAACCGAAATCATGACCCTTGCGGAATATTTCAAAGAAAAGAAGTATGCTATTGTGGATTCTGCTGTTCCAGTGGATATCTGTCAAAATCTATCGGATTATATCTTAAAACTGGTAGAAGACAAGAAAACGACAAAAGATCCGCAATGTCCTTTGTCGGAATCAATCTATGGCGATCCTATGTTAGATATTCTTTTAGAGGATGTTCGTCCGACTCTGGAAAAAGCAACTGGTCTAAACCTTATTCCAACATACTCATATGCCAGAAAATATCTACCTGGCAATGAACTAAAACCACATCTCGATAGAGAAGCCTGTGAAATCAGTGCAACAATCACACTTGGATACGAAGGGGATTTGTGGCCAATCCACGTTTCGACAGATGATAAAGTAGAAAATGATATTGGTGAAATCCTTATTGATGTTGGAAGTATGGTAGTTTACAGAGGCACGGAAATTAATCATTGGAGAGAACCATATACTCAGGGAAAATGGCAGTGTCAAGTATTTCTTCACTATGTTGATGCTGATGGTCCGCATAAGGATCTCAAATATGACGGCAGAGAATCTTTAGGTACTAAAAAAATAATAGAATCCAATAATTCTAATAGTGATGAGTCAATAGAATCCAATAATTCTAATAATGATGAGTCATTAGATTCCTATTGGTTTTTTGGTTATGTTCCACATACCAAATGTCTATACATGACCAGAGAAGGTGTGTTATCCGCACCTTTGATCGATTCTATTATTTTACACGGCAGTAAGAATACTGAGTTAGCTAGAATTGGTAGCAGAGATTTCAACAGTGAGGGTGTTGTCGATACGAAGATTCGAAATGTCTCGCATTCATGGTTACCATTTGATAAGTTCGGTTGGCTTTATTCATTATTAGAAGAAGAAATCAAAAATATGAATTGGTTAAACTTCAAATATGTTTTGAATCAAATGGAAAAAATTGACTATCTAGAATATTATGCTGGCGAAGAAGCTGGTAAGTACGATGCTCACATTGATGGTGGTATAAATTCAAATAGAAAGTTATCATTCTCAGTTCTACTATCAGACCCAAGTGAGTATGATGGAGGTGATTTGATCATATACGAAGGTAAAAATCCAATGATTATTCCTAAACGCCAAGGAATGATGACATTTTTTCCATCAAATGTTTTGCACGAAGTTACTCCAGTAACAAGAGGCGTTAGACGGTCTATCGTCTCTTGGATACATGGACCAGTTTTCTGTTAACCAGTTATATAATCACCAATTGTCGTTGCAGCAAAAGTATCATAAATTACTTTTGCTGCTTGATCGGTACTAGCGCCTGCTATATTCTTTTTAGCCGCAAGTCTTGCTAATCTTAAACTTGCGCCAAAATTTTTCCAAATTGTGCGAGTACTGACGATAAGTTCAGCAGATTCCCTGATAGTTTCTACCTCTCGGTCTAAAGATGCTGAATATGTGATACCTATATCTGCGGCAACATAAGGATAATCTTCATTAACAATTACATCATTTGGATCTAACTGTGTGATAGCTAAAGCTTCAGCATATGCCTGATCGTATTCAGCGTATTGTCCTGCAAACTTAGTTGCAACTTCCGTTCTAAGAACTTCTGCGTGTTCGTCTACGGCAATCTGCATATTCTCTTTTGCAGCTGGTATAAAAGTATAACTCCAGGTTTCTGTCGGCAAACCATTAATTAAAGCATATGACGGAATATTTGCTCTTTCGAATCTATCATCAAATTCTCTATAATTTATTTGCTCGACTTCATATATTCCTACAGCTTCATTCTCTTCTTTTGTATGAGCCGTAATTTCCCACATTGTTTGATTTGTGAGAGTTATGAAATACGGCATGGGACCAGGTCCCCAAAGAGTTTCATCATTAACTACATATGCGTATCTTGTTATCATTTTTATCCTCTAATTTTTAACCTGCTGTTGGACCTAAAATTGTTCCAGTTGTTGGAACGGTTACCACAGACCATCCTTGTACTGAAATACCTGCCGCGCCGCCCGCGCGGGCGGCAGGGGCGTTGCCTATCCCGCCATTATTGCCAGCGGTACCCCAATTTCCGCCAGTGCCGCCTGCGCCTGCAGTGCCAGCACCCGGCCCGCCAGTGCCGCCTGCGGTAATTGTGCCGACTTGACCTGCGCCGCCGGGATTCGCATTGGGACCATCTGCGGGTCCAGGTGCACCGCCGGCAGAATTTGTTCTACCAGTTCGACCGCCGCCTCCGCCTCCGCCGCCATTATTAAATGGTAGTGGACTAAATGGCGGAGAAAGAGGAGTGATACCTGTCGTTCCATCGCCACCACCGCCACCTCCACCGCCACCACCGATGGTACCGCTATTAACTAAAGTCATGGCGCGCTGTGCTCTTAATGCCGGACCTCCGGCATTACCAGGTTGTGCATTATTGAAATCGTCCTCGCCGCCGGCGCCGCCGGCACCGCCCATACCTAAAATAAATCCATTATTATAAACAACAATAGTAGATGGTCCTGGCCAAGGACCACCAGTATCCATTCCATATGCTCCTGTTGATGAAGATGAAACGTAAATTCCTCCGTTAACCACAACGTCAGCAGATCCTTTTGATGTTGTAGTCCAGCCGGTATTAACTAATGCTGTTCTAATATCATAAGTGGTATTATAATCTGCGGCGATAGTAAATCTTTGATAAGCATTACCGCGAAGAGAAGAAAGAGCAAGTGAAGCATTTTGAGCGGTATCAGTGAGTCTGGATCTAAATGTTGCATCGTTTAATGGAAAACTGCTGTAAGCACCTGGATTACCAAGACCGGTGTGCATTTCACTTCTTAACTGCGAAAAAGATATCGCTGCTGTTCCTGTTGGTATTGGCATCTTACTTCTTTAATTCCTCAATTTCCAACTTCATAGATTCTACTTGCGTGCTTAGTTCTTTGATTGCTTCAATAAGAAGAGAAACAATCTTATCGTATTTAACTGTTTTATAATTCTCACCTGATTTAGATGTTCCATCATCTGCAATGTCGAATGGTGCTGGAACTACTACTTCAGGAAGAACAGCTTCAACCTCTTGAGCAAGAACACCAGCAAATCTGTTTTCGTCTGTATATCCAAATGATTTGGCTAGATCATTATGTCTATATGTAATACCTGTAATTAACTTTACCTTAGATAAAGCGTCAACAATTATTTGAATATCGCCTTTCAATCTAGCATCGGAACTAAATGCTGTAATATCATCAGTCGCGGTTATAGCGCCAGATACAGCAAGTGATGATAGTCCTGAGATAGAACCGCCTGAAATTGATACCGAGCTTGAAGCTTGTGTGGCCATTGTGCCAAGACCTAAACCGCTTCTTGCCGTAGCTTGATCATTGCCTCCTGTACCGCCATATGTAACAGAAATTGCAGTTCCATTCCAAACACCTGTTGTGATTGTGCCTACGCCTGTAATTCTCGCAGAAGGAACTGTACCTGATGTTAAGTTTGTGGCATCTCTTGCGGCAGTATTAGCGCCATTTAGTGTAGCTATAGTGAAGTTATTAGCACCAGCACCAACTGCTGTATTAGCACCTGCTATAATAGCACGTAGATAGTTATTAGCACCAGTACCCACAGCAGAATTAGCACCTGCTATTGTGGCAGCAGAGAAAGCATTAGCACCAGCACCTACCGCAGTATTAGCACCTGCTATAATAGCACGTAGATAGTTATTAGCGCCACCGCCAACTGCTGTATTAGCACCTGCTATTGTGGCAGCAGAGAAAGCATTAGCGCCAGCACCGACTGCTGTATTAGCACCATTTAGTGTGGCTGTAAAACTAACACCTGATGTTGAACTTATTGATAAAGCATAAGCATTAGCACCAGCACCGACTGCTGTGTTTGCCCCAGCTATGGTAGCCGCAGCAAAAGCATTAGCACCAGCGCCCACAGCAGTATTAGCTCCAGCAATAGTTGCTTTAGCAAAGTTATTAGCACCAGCACCGACTGCTGTGTTTGCTCCAGTTATAACAGCTAGAAGATAGTTATTAGCACCTGCTATTGTGGCAGCAGAAAAAGCATTAGCACCCGCACCGACTGCTGTATTAGCTCCAGCTATTGTGGCTGAAGCAAAAGCATTTGCTGTTACACCAATGTTGTTAGCATATGCGTAAGAAGGAGAATTATTGCTTTTATTATACAGAAATAACATATCGTTTTCATAAACATTACTTTGAACGACCAGCTGATTTGTTCTAGTGCGCCACTCATCAAATGTGTTTGTTAGTGCTACGTTTGCTAATGCCATTTGTCTATTCTACCAACTTTTTTAATAGTGATTTGATTTCTTCCAGATCGTTTTCCAGCTTATCAATCTTAGATACTTTTTCTTCTAAAGTATTTATCTGTTTCTCAGTTCTTCTCGCATTGTCGCGTCTCTTTCTGTATTTCTGAAGGGCCTCGTTATCTTTGTTAACGAGGACACCTTCCGAAACTTTATATATTCCTGGAATCTCAGTTTTTTTCATAATTTTAAACCTGTAATGCTATTGTTCTTAGATCAGCAACTCTTGGAACAACTGCGCTGTTTCCACCATCAATACAACCAAGAAGACCGACTTTGATCTGGAATGATTTGAAAGACTTAAATGTCACACCTGCAGTGTTTAAGTATGTGAATATTCCATCAGTGTCCAAAGATGTTGCTGGCAAGACAAACTTATATTCTTTGAAATCATTCTTGTTTGCGAATGAGGAATATGTGCTGTCACCACCATAAATCTTTTCCATTTCAATCCAGTTTATTTGTGCCATAGGATCTGAATCTTCGCCATTCAACAGTTTGATCCAAACTTTCACATCTGTTGTTGGTGGACGATAAGCAGTTAAGAACACATTCATATCTTCAGCATCTTGGAAATCTGCTAGAGTTATGATCTTTGAGATGTACTTGTTAAATAACTGTCCACCATCTGTTTCGTTTTCACCAGTAACATCTGAATTTATCAAGTTATCAACGATAACAGAATGTGATCTTGAAAGATCAAATATTGGAGTCAGATAGTTTGTATCCGTAGACATTGTAATTCTAACTCTATTAGAACGCGCTGAACCCAAATTAGCAACTTCATTAGAACGAGAGAAAATTGCCTTTTCTTCGTCAAAGGCATAGTTTTCACCAGCATCAAAATTGAAATATGTATCGATACCACTTCCACTTGAATTTGAACTTACTGCCATTTCATATACAGTTCTAGTGCCAGCAAAATTGATAATTGTAGGCTCAAAATCTACAACAGAATATCTTTGATTTTCTATAGATTCAATAGTTCCATAACCCTCATCTGAAATATCAAATACAATTTCACCATTTGAGAACAAGCTATTTGAATTGGTCAATATCATTTGAGTTTTTGTTGGAGATTCCTTATAATATTCAAGATATCCAATGCCTCTACCGATAGTAGCGATGCTACTTACATCTGAACTATCTGATGATGCTTTAACAACACCATTTGCTCCATACCTAATCGTCACAGCTTCACTAGAAGCAAATCTAATGTTTGATGTTTTATAGGTACCACTAGAAACACTGATAACCTTAGCGTTGATTCCAGATGTTTTGCCGATGATAAAGTCGCTTGTATTAGCTTGAATTCCAGTTAGAGTGATTCTTTCTCCTGTTACGAAAGGCTCGCCAAATCCTTCTAAGCTGCCAACAATATCTTTCATGTAGAACTTTTCTTTTGGTTTATTTCCAATTTCAAATGTTCCTGTTCCTGTATAGAATGCTGCTCTATACCACTTACATGTTAGATCGATTTGGTCTTGTAGAACCCAAATCGTATCATTGTTTGTTGTAAATAGTGTACCAGTCCAAGAACGACTATTCACTGGTTGCCCTGTGTTAATATCAGTCTGACCGATTCTTGACATCCAGAAGTAATAGTTTGGATTGCCTGCTTCTGGATGAATAATAAACGCATATGATTTATTAGCATATAGGAATATTGGTGCTTGGAAATTGACCTTTAATCCATTTGTTCTTCCATCAGTTGAAATTGGAATTTCACCGTTTCTAAACCATACAGCAGATAATGGAACAGCATTTCTAGTAATACCGCCACCAGCATCAAGTTCTCTAACTTCACACCACATTCCAAGTGTAGGATGTTTTTCCGCACAGAATATTTCAACGGCTGACAAGAATATGCCCTCTTCAGTTCCAGGAACTTTAATAGGTAGCACATATGCCATACAGACACCGCTACCCGAACCACTCTTATTGTGTGTTAAGAAGTCTTCAACCCAATATGTGTGATCTGAAGTATCATCAAGAGTTAGAGCATATACTTTATTATTAGCGTCATCTTTTTGTGTAACAATCTCATTAACTGGGACAAATCCACTTGTATGAAGAACATCTTCATTATTAGTCATTGGATCCCAATTGATGTTTGTAACATTATCACGAACAAGATGATTGTGATAATCGCCAATCTTGTAAGATGACCAACCTTTATTTGTCAAGAATGGATGATCTTCAGTAGCGAATGGCTCATGACCAGCAAAACCGTATATTTCTCTATTACCAAGATCAGTGATGATAATATCGGTTACCATCGCACTACCAGTTCTGCTAAGAACTTTATCGCCGTTCTCAACATCACAAATTGCTTTCTTAGTACCGTCGGCCATAGTTACCATAGCATAAGGCACAAAGCAACATATTGGTTGCGGCCTAACTGGCGGTGGTGGCGGCACAATTCGCGGTCTGCGCGGCGGCGGCGGTGGCACCGGAGTAGGCGGTGGCGGTGGCGGCGGCGGCGGAATATAAGGCGGCGGCGAAGGCGGATTCGGCGGTGGAGGTGGAGGTGGTACCGGCGGCAACACTGGAGGTGGTGCTGGCGGCGGTGGCTCAGGTGGTGGTGGCGCAGGAGGAGGTGGTGGCGCAGGCAATGGCGGTAAAGTATCAAATGTATTGTAGCCAACACTCTCAGTTAAAGGAGTACTTCTTACATCAACCTGTCTTGTTGAAAGAATTGTTTCTTGCTTAGTTTCGATCATGCCTTGAGCAAAGAATGTCTTTGTGGCATAAGATGTTTCTTCGGATGTATTTGTCATACTATCCGTAATCTTAACTACCTTTGAACCTACAGTAAATCTTAAGTTATTCGAATTTGGCAAACTTAATCTAAACCACAACTGTCCTTCTGGATTGGCTAGAAGATCATCACCAATAGAGAATGTTGGATTTAAAGTATCAAAACTGAGATATTCATCATAAGTTATTGGTCTGACATAACTTGTCATATCAATATTGTCAAAGAATATCTTATATTTTGCGTATGGTTTAATACCACTAACAGATCCTATCAATACCTGAGGTCTGATATAAGGCACAATTTCGGTACTTACAAGTTTAGTTCCTGTAGAAACGGTATCCTGATCTACAAATGTATATGATTCCGAACCAGTTCTATCATTTTGATAAGATGTTTCAATTGTTGCGCCAAGTGATGTTGTTCTAATATTTTGAGCTTGATTGTACGCTTCATTGTATGTTGAGTATGTTCCAATTAATACTCTACTATCTGCTGTTTCTTGATAAACTTTATATCCAGTAATATGAGTTTGCCAAGCGTTCCATGTAGTTGTTACCCCACCAACTTGCTGGGCATCTGCTAAACCATCAAGATTTGCATCTGAAAAAGATACTGTTTGAGGAGTTAGAGTTGTTGTATCAACCCATATGTCACTATCTGGAATAAGTGTCATATTTCCAATAAAGGCATATGATGATTTTTCTGTGTTTATTGTAGCAGTAACAGAGGATACGTTAGCATACTCAACTTCATAGTAATCGAGAGTGACTATATCGTTTATTCTTCTTACGTTTGCTCCTGATAAGTAGTCATAATCAATAGACTGCATAGAGTATAGAGGACGAATGCTATTTTCAGCAGGATCTACAACAATACGGTAATCTTCATTTGATGTGTCGCCTAGTGTGTGATTACGGAAAGTATCAACAAAGATACCATTTTTAAATCTATCAACACCAGCTTCATCTTGAATTAACATATCAGCAGCACTCTTCTCTAACAAACTAAGAGAAGCATAATACTCAAGACTTGCAATTCTGTTCTTCATAACGCCAAGATCACGCATTGTCTGACGAACAGGAGCAATTTTTCTACTTGCACATGCGATATCTTGTCTGCCTATAAGTTTAGCATAGTATGGAGAGATAGATGGAAATGGAGCAATAGTTAATTGAGCAAGACCCAATTCATTTTCTGGTATTTGTGGTGTAACAGGGAAAGGTCCTGGTTCTCCCTGCGTAATAGTAAACACTTTATTTTTACTTACAGAAACGATATCTTTTCTTGCCACATAATATGAGTAATCAAAGTCAATCTCAGAAGATGGTGAAACCAAAGCAAGAGAGCTTAATGTGAAGTTAAATGTGTTTGATTTTCCTGGACTTACTGTTACACTAGCACTTGCAGGATCTGTTATGTCGTTGGCTGTAAGTGACTTTACAGGTCTAAAATCAATATAATTTCTTAAGTCATATTTCCTACCAGACGATGGAGATTTGTAGATAGGAATTTCGGCTGTACTTATTGTTGAGCTTGAAGATACAAGATCGTTTACTGGATAAGAATCAACAGTAAAGAATCCTTTACCTACTGAGAAGTCAGGTATAAAATAATCCAATTCAACAAGAAGTCTGTCTGCTGTAGTAAGACTTGTTGTTGGTTTAATAGTGGCCAAATCATATAGAGTATCTTTTTGACCATTGTTAAAGAGGAATTGAGATGTAACTACTGTTCCATCAGTATTTGATGTTGGGAAACTCGAAGTTTTCTTTACGATACTCTTTATTCTATAAACGTCAGAGAATCCAAGATTATAAGGCCCAGTTGTGCCTGAGGCAGCAGCGGCACAATTGATCTTAACGTATCTGCTTGGTCTTAATGTTTTGCCTGTTTGTATAGCATCCGTTCTTGATATTCTGAAAGATACCGCTGCTGTTGTAGATGCTGGGAAAGTTTCACCTAAATTAAACTGTAATGTTTGAGTGCCTCCGATAACTCCAACAGTACGAGAAGTTCCAGTTGCCATACCAAATGATGTTAGATCAATGTAGCTACCAGCACCATAATGTCTATACATTACACTACCACCAGTAGGTGTAGCATACATGAAAGCTTCTGCAAGTTGTAATTCTGTATCGCTTGTAGGTGTAGTCAAAACAGTGTATGTATTAGAGTGCCCTGTAAACTGAATCTTTTCTCCAGCTGTTAAGCGTCTGAAAGTTGTGCCAGATCCTGTGATAACATTTGATCTTGTTTCGCCTAGAGTTTCTGTTGTTGAATTTGATGAGAAATTTCCCATAGCAACATTTACTGGTGTATTTTCTAGACTTAAGAAGATTTCTCTCTTGTCTGTTGTCGATAGTGTCCCTGTATAAGGAACATTGGCACCAGCAACAGATGCGGTAAATGTACCATAACTACCAGAATCGGTAATTGTTACTGGTATTGTTGTGGTATAATAATAAGTTGTTTTTGAAACATCGCCGTTACTTCCGTCTCTTACTTTTCTGGTAAAGTTCGAACCTGTGTAATACAATAGAGGTCCGTTAAATGGCTCTCTTAAAACTGTATTGTTTGTTGTAATATCTGGAACAATATCGGCACCAAAATCAGCAAGGCCCGCACCATTATCGATATACAAACTCTTTACAGAGGAAAAACTACTGCTTCCTATCATACGAATATCTGATAGATAGATATCTGCTCTACCATCAGATGTTCCTAATACACCACTGTTATATTCAATACTCATTACAGTGGCTGTACCGATAATATTGCCTATAGCTGCTGCTGTAAATATGCCATTTGAAATTCTTCTATTATATGTATCAAGAAGAGTTATTTCTGTGCCTTCGTCAAGTTCAAAATGACCTACCATGTTATTTGCTGTAACATAAGATCCCATAAAAGCGGATACGATTTGAGAACTGACATTAGTATAATTTAAAGATTTAGGAGTTGAAAGATATTCAGCAACAGCAGTTCCAACTTCATATCCCTTAACATAAGCTGTACCAGCACTTATACGAACTGCTATAACATTAGCATCAGGATTTTCTGAAGCGGCAACTAAACCACCATTTGTTCCTGAATCAGCATTTTCTCTAAGCTCAACATCTAGACCCGAAACATAGTAATCTCCAGACTCGTCAAAGGTTCTCTTCGCAAGTTCATCTTTAAGAATACTGTATTCGGTTCTTTGATTATATGTTTGAATTACACCTTCTTGAATAGTGAAGAGAGTTGAAAAATCTGGAACACCTGATGTATCATCAAATGCGCGAGATTCAAGAACTGCGGACAATCTCAAACGATCTGCGCCAGGTGCGGAATAGTTAGAAGACTCAAGAGCAGGATCAAGCAGACTGCTATCAAGTGTATAATCGACAATATTTTCTACAATATTAAATCCAACTTTAGCTGTTGGTTTATCATTGTAACGATCTAAAATAACTTCTTGTTCTGGGAAATATATAAAATGTTCTTTAGCAAATAGAACGCCTTCTGTAATACGGAAAGCTGATCCTTTACCTAAAGGATTTGTTGCTGATGATAGAACTACAACATTACCTACATTCGATACAAGAGTTTCATCAGGAGAAAATGTTTTTTGTGCTGTATTTGCTAAATCAACTGATAGATAATCAACATAGAGTGTTTTGGCATTGGTATTAGCACTAATTTCTGAACCGTCGGCAACAATACTAATCTGTGCTGTAACATTAGAAGTTGCGCCACGGACTATAACACCATCAAAGTTAGAAAGTGATATTGTATTGCCTGTATTATCAATATCTTTGATCTTTACATAATTGAGAGGTCCAGTTGAAGAAATGTTATTGGCAAAAAGTTGGAAATTGCCAGGAATAACAACAGTGCCTTCTTTGAAGACATGTCTACCAAATCGCGTAATCTGCTTTTGCAGAATTGTCTGCATTTGAGTAAGTTCGCGGCCTTGTACGGCAAATCCAGGCTTATAGAGGATTCTGTAATACTCTTTGGTATCTTTGTAATCATCATAATATGGAGTTACATTCAAATCTGTCGATAAGTTGTAAGCCTCTGTATTTGCGTAATCTGAACCTACAGTCATTTAGTCTTTTTCCTCTTCACTGGGATTAAAATGAAACCACGATCTTAAAGTCTTCTGTCTGATCTGTAGCTCTTTGAATTGGTGCTATATTATTTATGTACAATAAAGTTCCTGTATATGGAGTAAAAGCTTTGTCAATGCTATCTAAAACCAGACGGGAAGCTTTTGAAGTATCGCCTGTTAATCCATCGGTTGTTAAAGTTCCAGACACATCTATCAAATTTAAAAGATTTTGTGCTGAATTCCAGCTTACAACTCTACCTTTAAATGAAGCAGCAGATAAACTTGCTCCTTGGAAAACATATTCATCTTCTATATAATTATCACCTGTAGGTTCTACTTCTACTGTTGTTGTCTGAGAATATACAATTCCAGAAGCTATTGTAACACCATCTCTCAATACAGGGTTTTTAATTAATGCTATCTGTCTAATTTCGTTTTGAGTATCAAAAATACCCGATTCTGATCCTCTTAATCTTGGATTAATCATAACAAAAGATCCTCCAAGTTCTTCTACAGGATCAGCACCGTGGCCGCCTGTAGGACTCATGATAGCTCTTGCGTTTGCTCCGCTACCAATAGCAGAAATTATAGCAACATTAGCATATGTGTAATTCTGACCCTTATTAGTTATAAGAATACTTTCTATACCAGATGTGGTTACATTAAGAGTTGCGGCAGCTTCGGCACCTGTACCATCACCTGTAATGGTAATCGTAGGAGTAGTTAAATAACCAGATCCTGTGTCTACAATCTTTATTGATCCAATAGATCCTTGTACAGCACTATTTTGAACGTGCCACTGTAATGTTCCGTTGTCTTCTGTTAATGTGCGAACTGGGATATAATTCTCTGTCGTAAAACGAAGCTTTTCTTCGTCCGAAAGGGTATACATATATTTCCAGATATACTTATCGGCCACTCGTTCGGCAATGTATGTATTGATAGTTGTTGGCTTAACTGTCGATACGCCGCCATTATTATTGCCTAGACATTTATATACATTCCATTCATCAGTAAGAACATAAAACTTAACGTCAGGATCATTCATATCTAAGTTTGCTTCAGAATCATCATATTCATCATAAACTGTTCCTGATACCCAATCAAATCTGCGAATAGCTAATCGAACATCATTACCAACAATCTTCTTGGCACCCATCATATTTTTCCAAACTTGATTGAATGTAGCAACAGAACTATTAGCCTGAGAAGGAGGATCTTCTTGAGGAGGATTAATTATACTTGGCCACGGTTCTACCTTACCGAATGTAAAGTACACATATGGTTCACTGGCATCTCCAACCGATGCCTTAAAATTTTCGGCATTAAATATTTGCGTACTTTTGGTGTATATCGAAACCATTTCTTTTCCTATTTTGTACTATTTAGTATATAACTTTGCCAACATTTACTGTTCCTGATGTATTAGGAAGAAGGATATTGGCTAGATATGTTAGATTGCTGGTATTTGCTATGTATTGAACAGTATTGACGATGAACTGATTTGAATTAACCACTGTCTTGACCGCATACGGTCCCTTGATACTATCATATGGATGTGCTGTCGTTACATTACCAGCAGCCAAATTACCAGTTATCCAGTCCAGATATACTGTATTGCCTGTTTGTAATCCATGAGAAGTGTAGTTAATATATACATTTCCAGTTTCAAAACGATATGTTCTTGTTGTAGTTGAAACTAGATTATCGGATGTTTCTCTGATAGGTATGTTTAGATTTGCTCCTTCATCTATCGTTACATACTCGCCAAATAGCTTCATTCCAGCAGGATGTATTAGATTTTTAAGAACCGAGCGGTACTTATCTATAGATTCTCTCACTTTAACGACATAAGAGAATTTCTGGTAATAGTCTCTATCTTGAATAAAGTTATATGATGAAATGTGCCCATCATCATTTAGATATCTACCAGGATAGGTAAATGCTCCCGTGATGATTGTTGCCACAGCCTGAGCAGTTCCATCACCAGATTGTGTAAGATTTAAAGTGGGTGCAGTTGTATATCCTATACCACTCTGTAAGATTTGTAAACTTAAAATTTTACCTTGTATTGAGTTAGCGGAATATAAAGTTTCTCCTGATCCGAGAACGGCTGTAACTTCAATACTAGCATTAGAGGCTAAAACATTTGATGATATAACATTAGCTCTTGGTAAAAAGAGTTGATCGTATCCAGAACCGCCAGTAATTTGACCAGGAACGTTTACAAATCTTACAGCACTGATTGTATTAGACTGTGATGTGTCAACATTACTAACTATGGCATTTGCACCCGATCCAACTCCACCAGGAACATTTATAAACTCGATTTTGTCTCCAATATAGTATCCAGTACCGCCATTAACAATTCTCATTTTACCGAGAATACCAAGATTTCTTACTCTTGTATTAGCTTGAGCAGTGATTGAAGGAGAAGATAGATAACCAGAACCCAGATTGTATAGAAGAACGCTTGTAATTGGGCCAGTGTTAGCATAAACAAAGTAAGAAAGAGAGTTTGCTAGTGTAGTGTTAGCATTAGCAGGATTTGTAAATCCAGAGAAATACAGACCATAGTTAACGTTATTGATATTTGCACTTGCTATCGATTCTATAGTAGTATAGATAATATTGTATGAATTAGGATGATAGAAATTATCTGCTGAAACAGTAGTAACGTTAGCATTTGCGCCTGTACCGCCACCGCCAGTAATTAGAACTTGATTTCCTACTTGAAATCCAGCGCCGCCGTTTAGAGCAGCAATGGATGTCAAGTTACCGCTGCTAACAGACGAAACAATAATTTCCGCACCACTGCCCGTTTCACTCTCAATTATTACCTGATCACCGATTTGATATCTCGTTCCACCATTGGTAAGTTCAATAGTATTGATACCGCCAGAGAATAGATCAGCAGTAATTGTTTTTTCAGTGTCGCCCTCAGAAAATGTTGTAGTTATACTTTCGCCTGAACCAAAATCTCTATATTGATTTGATAATTTGAGTTCACGAACAAGAGAAGTGCCTTCGTAGTATGATGAAGTTCTTTCAACTAGCGCATAGGCATTTGAAGTATCGCCTGTAATTCTTCTGTTAATGAATTTAGTTTCTATGCCTAATTCATTATTGGCAATACCTTCAACTCTTATATTTGTAATTTTAACAGATTTTTCTTGGAACCATTTGCCGTCAGAGACTTTCAGAACGTCTTTTTGTGGATAATAGAACTCCACATCTTCATCGAACAAGATTCTCATAAGGAATCGAATAGATTTCTCGGTACCTCTAGAACGATAGAAATCCTTGATGTGTTTTATAATGAGAGTTTTATCTACAGCAGTATTTTTTGGAATAAATGGAAGAAAGTTATCGTAGAACTTCTCAACAAAGATATCAGTCAAGTCAACATCTGCTTGATCTAATAGGTTCTTAGAGACATTCACAACACCCGTTTGCTGTTCTAGGAACTCATAGTAAGCTTCCACAAAAGCAATGAAGTTTTCATGGTCATTCCTAACAAAGAATGGAACTTGAGACGCGACTAGATTTGATATTTTGTTGTTGCTGATCATCTTTTATGCTGAAACAATTTCTATTTGATATGAGAGTGGATTATCAACATCAATGTCTATAATCTTATTTCGGATAGAGGTAATAATTTCTTTTTCTACAAATGTATTTATCGTCAATACATTTGGTTCATAATAAGCATTTGAAGCTACTGACACTGGCAACAACGATGTAAGAACAATAATACCATTATCGTAGTCTATTGTTCCAGCATTACTATTAACGAATATCTTTTCTCCACTTTCATTTAGATAATATGTTCTAAGAGTGCCAATGCGAGATTGGAGAATAGGTTCTACAACTACGCCTATTCCTGTCTCTCCTGATATTGACACAGAGGCTCTTGTATAGTTAGAACCTCTATTTGTCATTTCGATTGAAGTCACTCTACCACCATAGATTTTAGCTATACCTGTTGCGCCTGTGCCATCACCGACAATAGTAACTGTTGGAACTGTAGTATAGTTTACACCACCATTTATAATATCAATTTTCTCAATACCAGAGTTTATTGATGGCACTTCTTCGAAAAATACTTGCCTTGTGATAAAGTTTGTATCGACAATACCTAATGAAGGATAAGATGAAATCGAGCTATTGAAATCGCCTTTTTTTATAGGTACTCCAAAGTCAACCGTATAGCTTTTTGTTTGATTTAGAGTGATCGGAACTCTCTTTTGGAGTATAACTTTGATATCGGAACCAGTGATAGATTTTTCTGAGTCCTGAATATACTGTTGTATTACCGACTTTTGAAAGCCAGACTTGAACTTACCAAGATAATCTGTCTTGTAATCTTCAATAGAAGCCACAACAAAGCTTCTAATTTGAGCCGCTGAATATTGAGTTAAAGTTGCATCGTAGTATGCTGATCCGCGAACAAGGATATATGTATACGAAGGATCAATAATTTCAGGCGTAACAGTTAAAACATTTCTGTTTTCAATCAAAGTGTTCTTAATGTTTTCTTTTTCCAAATTGGTTAGAAAGAAGTTTTCCTTAGTCTTCAGTGATAAGAATACCTTACCATAAACAACAGGAACATTGTCTTCACCACCCCATACAGCTACCGAATCAATGTTTGGATAGTCTTTGGTAATTAGTGTTTCATAGTCATATGTGGTGATAGCGCGGTTCTGTGCTGAGTAGAAATATGGTGCGCGGTACTTGACCTGCTCAATTGTTTCTTTTTCCGATCCAGAATAGGACGAGCTGGTAGAAGATACGCTAACATTATCATTATATAATCCACCAATAGTGTTTGCCATGGAAAATGATGATATCTTGTTGCCGATAGAACCCAATGTATCGATGTAGGTAACGTTGATTATATTGCCATTTGTTGGCTTCTTACCGATTACATCATCACCAAAGTATATTCTATAATTTCCATCTTCATTTTCTTCAATAAAGTATACCTTCGAATCTCTTGTGATTTCAGTCAAGTCTTCTGCGATATTATAAACAGAGGTATTGGTACTTGCTGCTGACTCCTGAACAGTAACAATTACTGTATTGAGATCGATATTTTCTGAAGGAATTTCAAATCTTCTCTTGGTGTTTGTTGGATCCATTAGGAACTGGCGAGTAACAACTTCACCTTGTTTAATGGTAACATTGCTGAATAAAAATGAATTCCCATCTTTATTAACTGTATAAGAATCCAAGACAACAAATGGATAATTAACACCATCAAGGGCGCCGCCAAAGAGCCTGGTATACTTGTCTAACGTTAGACTGCTGGTATTTTGATCCTCACTTGTTGAGGGAGTCACTCTAATGTTAAGCTTGGCCTCCGCGCCATGACTACTTTCTGGCACGTAATTGATTAGCTTGGCATGAGATACGGTAGACTGGCGCAGCTTCGAAGTGTCAAGGAACATTTCATTGGCAATCATATTCAGGTAGAAGGCATTATAGTGAGTATTGTATGCTAGAAGATCCAGCAAAACACTCATGCCTGAACCTTCAAAGTCAAAGTCCTGGAATTGTGACTGGCTTCTTAGGAATGTCTTGAGGTTGTTCTTGATTGAATCAAAATCAAGATCGGTAACTGTTAGCGTTGTATTAGCTGCCATTAGCGGACTCTTTCTAGAAATATGGTGGTGGTCAGTGGCTGATTTCTATTGAGAACAATAAAGTCAAGTCTTGCTGTGTATCCATTGTTATCGTAATCTGGTTGGACTGTAACTTTTATAATTTCCACACGTGGTTCATAGTTTTGAATGACTTCATATATAGCGTTCTCTAAGAAATTAGAAACAAGCGGAGACATATTATCGAATAGTAATTTAACTGCGTTAGAACCAACACCATGTCTAAAAGGTTTTTCATAGAAATTTGTGAGAATAAGATTGCGAACCGAACGCTTGATAGCATCCGCGCCAGTCTTAATAGTCACATCCTTTGTTGTGGGATGTGCTATGAAATCCAAATCTAAATCGGAATAGTCTGGTGATCTTGAAACTACTATTGGTTGTGCCATGTGATTATTTATGTTTCTCTAGCAGGTGATGTTGGTTTCTTAAATGATACTTCGGTAGAATCGGCATCGACAGAAGCACCAGAAGCAAGTAGAATATTAGGTGCGCCATCGGAACCATCAGCAGCAATAGAGCCAGCTTTTAGTGATAACTTCGCACCGGTCTGTAGGTTCATGGCGGTATCAGATTTAACATGCATACTGCTTCCAGCTTCTATCATCATTTTTCTACCTGATTTAATTCCGACGCTTTGTTTTGCGCCAAGAGCTACGGAATCACTGGTAGACACTAGAGATAGGCCGCCATCAGATACAATAGAGGTAATACCTTGAGATGTAATCTTACTTGATCCCTCAATATTAGTAGACATTTCCTTGGCAGTAGTGTCCATATTACCACGAATTGTTTGATTTAAATTCTTAGCTGTCAAGTTCATATCGCCAACGACGGTGGTATTATGATTACCTTCCACAGTCATATTATAATCGCCTTTTACATATAAGCTACCACCGCCTTGAACAGTAATATCCTGAGCGCCAGTGATGAGCATTCTATTCTCACCAAATATAATCTGATACATTCCATTCTGTGCGCCAAATGATATAGCACCATCAGGCATAAATTGGATCATAGAACCGCCGCGGTGTTGAATAGTTACATGCTCACTACCTTTGGTGTCATCAGTCATAATGACATGACCTGATTTAGTCTTGGCTATTACATTATAATTTGGATATTCACCACCAGTATCTCTAGCATCTGGCGGACCAGACCAATCAGTTGGTGTTACATTCTTAGGATTGCCTGGTGGTTTATAAACGCCCATTATTCATCACTTTCTTATGTTAATACTGAAAAAATATTAGTTGCTTGGTGTGCTAATTGATTTGTTCTATTTAATAGTGTCTGAGCCTTGGTACCTGGAGCAATTACTTTTTCCATCATACTCTTTGCTACTGTCTGCGATTCGGGCGGCAGTCTATTAAACATATCGGACATAACCTTAGAAGAATTGCCAAACATATTACCAAGAGAAGCACCAGGAAAACCAGCACCAGAAGACATTAAACTACCAAACGCATCAATTGATTTCTGTACAGCCTCCGGAGTTGTTATCTTAATTGCTCCAGTAGCAGATAGATCCATAGATATATCACCAAAAGCGGTAGGAATAGTAAATGGTGTAGAGGCCAATTTATCTAGACCAAATAATGAAGTGTCATATTGAAGGCGTTGCATATTGGTAATTATTTCACCAAGAGACTGATTACCTTTTAATAGAGAAACGGCATTGGCCAAGTATGTAGTTGGATCTACCTTACCCGCTGTAGCAAAGCCACCACCCTCAGATACTTCCATTGATTGCATTAAATTAAACATACTCTGTATACCCTGAGCTAATTCAGGTGATAATGAAGATAATAATTCGTCAGCTACGGATGAGGTAAGCGATGATAAAATAGAACCAACTGAGAAATTAGCACCAGGTAAACCAGAAAGCATAGAACCAGTCAGAATATTACTGAAAGACTGTGTGGCCGTAGAAACGCTGTTTATTTGTTTTAATGGCATACCAGCTAGATTATATGATGCTCCGTGAGATGGAATACCTCTCAATAGGTCATGCTTATGTCTCTGCCCTTTTTCTTGTATTTGACGAATTCGAGTGCCGCCTGACGTTACCTCTTTAACATTTGGTGGAATACTAATATTTAATTCGGTAGCACCCGCTTTTTTAGGAGCATTAAACTCCATTAAATTTCTATTACCCTTCATACCGCCGTCTTGTCTATTTGTTGGTATTGAACCGAGAACAATCAATGTGGAATCGCCTGGCGGCCCGTTCTTCATACACAATAAAGCTTGACCAGGATCTACCACTCCATTAAACTGAGTAGCACCGGCCTGATTTGGAGGCATAACTACGACAGAAAAACCTAGATCACCTTCTTTTACATTATCACCGTGGACTTGTGGCAAATAAACTCGGCATAGTCCATTTTGGTTTGGATCTGGATCCGCATCATGTCCACCGACACATATACCACATAATAAGCTATTTTCTGTTGTAGGATCTTTTGGTCTACTCATATTATACTATTCCCTGCCCTGCTGTCTGCGCTACACATTCCATAGTAGTTGTCGAGAAACCACCATTTTTAATCGAATGAGTTAAATTAACAATTAAATATCTACCAGAACCATATAGTAATTTATCTTCGCGCCCAGCAGAAGCTTCGACGCCTTTTCTAGGTAGCTCAACATCGATCATTTTACCAGCGTGAAGCATTGGATTCCATGGTACTGTGAGAGATAGAGCTATTTTGTCTTGTTCTAGTAATGACATTCTAGCCTGTCTTTTTAATAGATATTTCTCAATTTCTGACGGGCACTGGTCTTGAGCTTTTTCTGTATTGTAATTAGTCTTACCAATATTCATATTACCACCGCCTAATCCGCAACCGGTAGATTGATTGCCTAATAAACTAAAGAAACCGCCAAGAAGATTGCCAAAGATACCTGAGCTAATAAATTTACCATCTGTATCAATACCATTCAGAATATCAGATAATAGGTCAAAATCACATGGAAAACTATAGGTCATAATACTAAGTGGATTACCATAACCAGAGGCCGCGCCTGTTTCAGCAAATACGAATGGCTTATTAATTGGTGGTGCTTCTTTAGTAAGTGAATAAATTGACCTGAAATGGTGTGTACCGAAGTCTTTATATGTCATGTAATGAACAAACGATGGGTCATTACCATTAGCTAGAGCAGCATTGGCCTGCTGTGCTACCACCTGAAATGGATGAATATTCTCAGCAATATAATCTCGGATTGGTGTGCTGGGTTCTACATCTAGGTTTCTAACACCAGCGCAGGTGCGTAATACTTCAGAAACAATATTAGATGGAGCAGTACATTTCCATGGTTTACTGACAAGCGATCTGGCATCATTTAATAGGCTATCATCACACGCATGGATACGGAATTGTTCATTACTGTTATTTAATAGCTTACGTTGGTCTACTCGGTATATTCTCTGAGAAACATCTAGAGTAGTATCCATTCCAAAGAAATCAAGGAGCTTTCTTTCAAGCTTAATTTCCATCATTTTATTTTTGAAATCATCATAATTCTTTGGAGGACCAACTTTACCTTCGCCATCAGGTGAGGCATGGAGGAAGCTGTTTACCAGCACAGATGTTTGAAGGCCTGGAGTTAATAGGCTCTCTCCTAATGTAATCTCACGAATCGTTATTTCTCTGGTATTCTGCTCATCAACACCATTAAACGCCACCGTAAAATCGACCTTCGACTCTTCAATTGGTGGTAAATTAACATTGACCATGCTTTATGATACTCGTCTCAAAAATGATGGCGTATTTCTATTGGTAAGAATACCAAATTCTGTATTCATTTGTGTGTAATACTCTTTCTTTATTATTCGAATGGTGCGCTTGGCCTCGTTTAATTCATCCTCATAATCATAATAGGTAACCTTATTACGATATACTGTCTGAATTACTGTCTGGCCATCTATTGTTAAATTAACTGGTGTTACATCCTGAACATCGGCCAAATCATCATAATAATCATGTGGCACACCTACTAGCTCATCATCGGTCAATAGTGATTTATTGATTATAAATCGTGTTTCCGTAGTTACCTGTGCTGCTTGATTTTCTAGCTTTACCACTTTCTCATAGTGGTGATATGAGGGTTCATTGGTGGTATCCTGTGTCCATGCGACTACCTCATAATCTTCTAATGTTTCACCGCGATCAGCTTCGGCCATGCTACGATATTTATCCGCAATATACTTAGGAAAAACAACAGAGGTCAGTGGCCAGTCATATTGAGCATCTAACATATCATTGGCATATAATATCATCCAGTGAGCCTGTGGATCACCATATATCTTGGAAGCTAATATTTCTGGTGTATCACCATCACGAATAATATAGCGAATATATGATGAGGAATTGCTTAAAGCTTCACGAATAATAGAGGTGCGGAATAAAAGATTTCGAATAGTCTGAAAGCTCGAATATTTAACACCTGATATTTGGTAGCGAATTGATGGGAATTTATCAAAATAAGTACTCATTCTTAGAATCCTTGGAGAACGCGGCGCTTGTGGACAACTTCAATTTCTCTCATACCTAAGCTAAGTCTGGCTGCTACTGGATGGCCATTAGAGAAGGTTGAATATACACCCTGTGGCGCATAGTCTACCTCAATACGATCTAGAACACATGTATTTACTCTTGGAATATTTGTATTTTCTACACCTTTATTATAGAAGGTAACATCGAATTCAGCAGGTGGAATCCACGTGAAGCCCGCTGTAGTCGAGTCTAATTCTGGTGCTGAGTGGAATCGGAGTGTACGAATAATAGCTTTCATATTCTCGGACTCTTGCTCATTTCTTGGTGCCATTAAAAATTCAAATACAAACTGGCGGAGATTTGTTTTAGAGAACATTACCTCAACTCGCGGATTAATTGGATAACCAGCAAGTCTTGAGACTTTACCAAGAAATTCACCACTGCCATTCGCTATACTAGCACCTGTCTCACCAAATACAGTACCAGCTAGAAGAGCCGCCGCACCTGTGGCCAATCCGCTAGCCATACCAGTCAAGCTTATTTCTTGAAATTCATTGATAGTATTAAATACTACAGGATTAGGCATAAACATGGCAATGGATTCTTTAATGCGGCGAGTATATCGAGGAATAGCCAATGGTTCTGATCTTAAAGCATCACCGCCTGTAACTGGGCTGGTACCGCCTACATTCTCAGCATTGCCAAAACGTAATGTGTCTACCTTTGAATATTCTTTTTCTAATATATTCTGACCAAAACCAGATCCACCATATGATGTTCTAGCCGAACCATCGCGGGCAAATACAGGAACATTAATATTAATTATCATATAATGGCCAATATAATCATTGGCCAAGTCAGCAGGAAATACGCGGTACCTAAAATCATATTCCGACTGACCTAGAGTACTATCATCAATATTATAATCTAAAGCATCGCGTGATTTTATATCTACTTCGTTAATAACTGATAGAACATTCTCGCCAGCGCGGTACATATTTTGCCCGATGCCGTATAATTCTTCCCATACCGTCATTGAATTGCCCTTGGAATTGTTTTCTATATATTTATATGAAAACTTATAAGGGCAGGTACAGCCCAAAGCACCCGGAAAAATATAAAGGTGACCCAACGGGAATCATATACCGTTCGTTATGGGAACGAAAGCTTATGGTCTATCTGGATGAGAATAAATCGATTATTCAGTGGTCATCTGAGGAAATAGCAATACCATATATATCGCCATTAGATAACAGGTACCATAGGTATTTCCCCGACTTCTACATAAAGGCTATAGATAAGAATGGTAATATTGTAGAACAACTATTGGAAGTAAAGCCCAAGAAAGAAACAACTGAACCCAAGAAAAAGAAGCGTATTACCAAACAGTATATTACTGAGGTAACTACATGGGGTAAGAATCAAGCTAAGTGGAAAGCTGCTGAAGAATACTGTCTAGATAGAGGATGGCAGTTTAAGCTTATCACAGAGAAAGAATTAGGTATTAAATAGTATTATTCATTGCTACAGCACATAGCCATTATATAGTCATGTCAAGTGGCTGTCAAGTGAAATAAATACAATTATGGCAAAGAATTACACAAATCAAGAAATAGGCAATTGGATGACGGGCAAGGCTAAAAGCGCCTCTGGCTACCGTAATAAGATCATGTCCAATAATGACCGGAATAGAGATAGTACCGTAATAGGTAAAATGTACTTCTTCTGGTACGATCCAAAGCACAAAGATACCCTTCCTATGTATGATCGATTCCCACTGGTATTTCCCATTGAGCGTTATCCAGATGGCTTTCTAGGTCTTAATATGCATTACCTATCATTCAATGAGCGCAGCGCCCTATTAAATAGTTTAATGAAATTCCGAAATAATAATAATATGAATGCGACCACCAAGCTTCGCGTCACATACGATCTATTAAATAGCACCAGTAGAATAGCTGGTGCTATGCGCCCATGTATTAAAAGATACCTATTCACACAGGTCAGATCCTCATTTGTCGAAGTTACAGCCGATGAATGGGATAAGGCCATGCAATTACCTGTCGCAGTATGGGTTTCACAAGGATAAAATAAATGCCTAGTTATCAAATAGACAATCAGCCAACATATCTTAGAATGCAGGATTTCTTTGCTTATTCCTCAGCATTTAATGGACTGGTTAAATCAAGTCGATTTGCCGTACAGATTGTGCCAAGTGGTGTTGATTCATTTCTAACAAAGCTTGGTTATAGTGAATTAATGAGGCAGTTCACGTATCTGTGTGAAGCTGCTGAATTCCCTGGTCGTGGCTTTATGAATATGGATATGAGATATTATGGATCAAACTTTAAGGTTCCATATCAGTCCGACTATCAAGAAACAGCCATGACATTTCTATGCCGTACGGATTCATATGAAAGACAATTCTTTGATGACTGGATGGAAATAATTAATCCAACCAATACATTTGATTTCTCTTATAAAGATAATTATAAGTGCCAGATTAATATGTTCCAATTCAGCGAACAGGCTCAAAATGCCAATCAAACCGAACCTATAGCCACTTATGCTTGGACACTCCACGATGCTTGGCCTATTCTTGTTAATCCACAGCCAGTCACATGGGCAGATGACAATTTCCAACGTCTATCTATTTCCTTCTCATATAACAAGTGGACTCGAAAGAATAGAGATCCTCAATCAGGCACCTTCACATTGGCCGCGGGTACACGCACTGGTGGTCCTGGTGGAGGTCCATTAGAAATCGACATACCTGGCGGCGATCTACCAACCGGCTGACAATAATATTAATTATAGAGGATGAAAATATATGACTATACCTAAAATTGATGTGCCGATTTATGATATAACCTTGCCATCGACAGGTAAGACTATTAAGATTCGGCCATTTGTGGTAAAAGAAGAAAAGCTTTTACTTATGGCAATCGAATCAAAAGACAATGAGAATATCATCAAAACCACCAAGCAAGTGATCAATAACTGTATTGTTTCTGGTGATCTTGACCTAGAAAAGATGCCATTCTTTGATGTGGACTACCTGTTTATTGCTTTGAGAGCCAAGTCAATCGGAGAAAAGATTGAGACTTCCTATGTCTGTAATAATCTGGTAGATGGTAATAAATGCGGTGGTGTATTTGAGGCTGTTATTGATATATCCAATTGTATCATCGAAAAGAAAGATGATATTACCATGGATATTACTCTATCAAGCAAAATTGCTATCAAAATGAAATACCCATCTTATTCTATTATGAAGATGATTACAGGCAATGAGAGCAATTTTCAAAAGAAAATCAGAGTTATTTCCAGCTGTATTGATCGAATTACATCTGGTGATAAGACATATTCTAGTAAAGACTATTCAAAGGAAGAACTGGTAGAATTCATTGAAGGTCTTACCAGTGAGCAGTACGTTAAGCTAGAGAATTTTGTAGATAACCTACCATCTTTTGCTATTGAAACGAGTGGTGTATGTCCTAAGTGTGGATTCAAGCATGAGATTAAATACACGGACTTTACCCGTTTTTTTCAATAATGCTTGGCCATGACAAACTAATGAATCATTACAAGACTAACTTCGCACTCATGCAGTTCCATAAGTATAGTCTAACCGAATTAGACGGAATGATTCCTTGGGAAAGATTTATTTACGTTGATTTGCTCAAAGAACACATAAAAGAACAAGAGCAGAAAAATCGTGACCAAGCAGCAACATTTAAAAAGAGAAGATAAATGGCATTTAATCTAGAGAATATGACCATAGACTATAAGAAAATGCTCCGTATGGTACCATCGGATCGAACATCACTTGCTCAAAGCGGTGCTGTTAGCGATCTGATATCATCATTAACTCCTGGTCAATTAGTCAATTTATTTCCTAGATATTATCGTGATCAGCTACCAGATGTTGGTAAAGCTGTTAGTTCATTAGGCGGCGCTTTATCTGGTGGTACTAATCTAAGTGGCGGTAGCAGTGGCGGTAATACGTATACGCCAAACACATCAAAGCCTATTAAAAGTCCTTCAGCAGAAGAAACAGCAATTCAAAATCTTCTTCATGAAGCTAATGTTTTAGGCGAAGATGCTGCTAAACCAGGAACTGAAGGATTAGAACCTGGTAGACAACAGCGAATGAAGATGACATATGACGCATTTACCGCAGCTGGTTTTAGTCACAAACAATCACTAGCTCTAACTGCTGAAGTTGGTAGAGAAAATGGTTATCAAGAAAAGTTTATGTTTGGAACACATAGCGATCCATACAATAATGCGACAAATCTTGGTATGCTTTCTATGCAGGGTCCTAGACTTACACAGCTAAAAGAAGCTCTTAAGACTGAAGGCAGATTTGATGTTAATGGAGAGCTGATCCGCGATCAAGAGACTATGAACGCAATGGCCAGATTCTACATGAATGAAATGCAAACTTCTGAGAATACCAAGAAAACTCAAGAATTTCTAAGCAATCCTGATATTGATCCTCAAAGAGCGGGTGAGCTTTTAGGTAAAGGATATATTAGATGGCGTTATGATGATCCAAGATATGCTCATCATCATGAGTTTAGAAATCGCTACTATAATGAGGTAGATAATATTACAGCACAATACGTTGAAAATATTGAAAGTGCTGGAGATGAGATAAACAATCTTGAAACTGTTATAACCAAGTTTGATCCAGGTATGATTGATCAACTTGATGAAAGAATGAAGAAGTGGTATGAAAATGCTGGAGAAGTTCAGAAAAAGAGATTTGAAACTGCATTAGAAAGATTAGGTGTGGAACGTTTCAATGAAGTAATGAAGAATCAACCAGTTAATAATGCTACACTACAGGCAGTTAGTGTTGTTGGTTCTTCAAGTGAATATGTATTGACTGATAAGCTTGGTAATATTACACCTAATTTGAGAAGATATGATCCTAATGTGGATGATCCAGGCGCATCAGCACCTGGCGAATTCAATTATTCTCTTTCTCAAGAGGGAATACAGAGATTTAATTTGGCCGATGAGACTGGAAGAATAACACCGAGTTCAGTTGAAAAAAATCTGGTCGAAATTGAAACTAATGGCGGTGTTAAAGTTAAAGTTCACAAAGATGTAGCAGAAAATACCAGAGCATTTTTAAATGGTTTGGAAGCTAGAGGATATCCTGTTAGATCAGCAGATACAGCAGGATATTCATTTAGAGGTAAAAATGGCGGAGCAGGTAGTGGATTAAGCACACACTCAACCGGCACAACTTTTGATATTAACGCTGGAACAAATTGGGGAACAATGGAAGGCGGTAATGGTACGATTGATATGCCACCCGACATTGAGAAATTAGCCAACTATCATGGATTCTCATGGGGAGCCAAATTTGGCGATCCAATGCATTTCGAAACAATGTCACCAGAACTTCATGCTCAGAAACTAAAAGAACTTGAAGACCAAGGTTATGTACAAAGACGAGATGATAAGATAAGAGCAGAAGCAGAAGCTATAGCACAAGCTGATCCTGTTGCAGCAGCACAGAACAATATGCAACCGTCTGTGCCTCCTACAGAATTGCCGGCAGTAGAAATTCCAACTGCAACTGTACCCGCACTATCAACTGGCGGTACTGTGGAAATGCCACCAGCGGTACCAGGAGAAGGTATAGCAGGTGTTGATATGAAAACCGGCGCGTTGAAGTTTGTAGGTAATGATAGGGAACTTTATACTCAAGATGATCAGGGCAATCTCAGAGTTGATCCGTCAACTATAAGACGAGAAGATCAAAAGGTTGAAATAGCCTCTGCTGAACCGCAGAGAGTTGAAACACCAAATCAACCTGCACAAAGAAGACCAGAACAGCCAATGCCAGTAAGTACACCTGATCCAAACTTCTTAGAAACAATGTCTTCTGGTTCAATGGCATCATCACCATCACAACTAAGAGCATTGAATAGAGCAAAGCTTTATAGCGAGAATAGTAGTAGCTTAGTCAATGGGCACTTCTCATAAAAGAAAAGGGCAGCCCGAAAGCTGCCCAATTCATTCGACCGACTGGAATCACCAGTATTTATTACTCGTCAGCAAGACCCTTGAAGTAGTTCAGGTCTTCATCCTCAGTATCAAATGGAACATCATCAGCCGCAGACTTGCGCGGCTTCGCAGGTTCAAAAGAAGGCTTAGAAGAAACTGCGGTCTGTTCAACCGTAGATGAAGGTTCAGCCGAACCGAGAGTTGCGCCAAGAACGTCCTCGAGCTTACGCTTGAGTTCGTCATATGACTTGAAGTTCTTCGGATCAAGAACTTCCTTTAGAGAATGCTCGGACTTCCAAATCTTCTCAAGCTGTGCGTCATCATCAAGCAGAGGACCAGGAGTGTCGAACGATGAAGTATCGTAGTTGACATAACCAGCAACCATCTTAGAACGGAGCTTGAAGTTAGCACCAGACCAGAAGTCGAACGGGTTGAGCGGCTTGTCGCCTTCATACTCGGGATTCATAGCAGAGGTAAGCTTGTCGAAAATCTTCTTGCCGAACTTATACAAGAAGACCTTGCCTTCGTTAGCAGGATTAGAAGGATCCTTCACCACATAGATGTTAGCAACATAGTGGAGACGGCGCTTCTGCTCACGTGCCTGCTTCCGCTGCCATGAGTTTTCATCGCTTGAAGCATTCCAAAGTTGAGAGTTGAATTCGGACACAGGATCTTTTTGTCCGAGAGAGGTAAGCGAGTTCTCAATAAACCACTTACCGGTAGGGCCCTTGAAGCCATGATCGAAATAGCGAATCCAAGGAAGAGCGTCATCGCCATCTACTGCGGGAGCAGGCAGGAAGCGAAAGACCGCCATGCCGTTGCCGGCCTTATCGCGGTTGAGCTTCCAATAGCGATCATCTTCCGCACGGCCTTCGCCTTGAGGTTGATTGATCTTTTCGATTTCCTTGGTAAGACGACCAATATCGGCCGAAGACTTCTTGAGGGATGCAAAGTTTGACATTGTATTTTCTCCGTATGTTTTGTATGACATTGTATGTTAAGTATAATAGCACAGGAATCTCCCTGTGTCAAGTGTATATAGTATCTTCCACGTGGGATTTCAAGAGGTCTGCGAACTTTTTTTTGTCTATCTGTGGAAGAATAAACGGTGCAAACTTCTTGGCTTTGAAACTAATCTTAGACCAAATGAAATCATCTGGTAGTTTAGCATCAAACTTCGAAACGAACTGGATAAAATAGTTGAGTATCACAAAGGTCTGATAAGATATAGATCCAGCCATTAGAGTCGGTATAATGTTTGGATATTGACTATCAAACCGTAAGGCGGGTTTGATATCTCCTATCGTCGCCAGTTCGTTCCGAAATACATAAGACATGGATTGGTTGGTTTTCATATATGCCTT